TGAGATAGCCAACAGTATTGCCATAAGCAACAGATTTAAATTCACCATCTAAAACTAACTCTGGTGCAACTTGTTCCATTTCTTGAGCAATAACACCACTTGATAATTCCCCATCTTTATAAAATGTGACACCTCGCATTTGTTCTACTTTGTCTAAAGCATTGTCGATTGTTTTAATGCCTGACTTTAATCTTTTATCTGAGTACGCTGTAATATTGCCTGAAGATACAATGGCACCATTAACTTGCAAACTTCCAGAAATAGTAACATTGCCTGAATTAAAAGTTGCATCACCATTATTACTTGAATCAAAAGTAAGAAAAGTTTTTGTAGTACCACCGTCATTACCTCTAATTAATATATCCCCGTCTTGTACTGTGGATTGAATATAAAAATTATTACCACTAGAAGTTAATCTACCTATTTCACTTCCACCAACTAATTGAATAATTCCGTCACCTTTAACATTACCAGAAGCAGTAAATGCTCCACTCAAAGCATTTCCACTAGAAGATAAATTGCCTAGTCCAACTTCAGAAGGAGCGTCAATCGTACAATTAAGAGTTGTGCCAGATAAACTCATTCCTGTTCCAGCAGAATAAGTTGTATTTGTGAATGAAGTTATAAAACCAGCTCCATTTGTAAGCTGATTGGTGTTTGAAACATTAGTTGCACTAGCAGCTACGCCATTTAACTTAGTATGGTCTGAATCTGTAAATACATTAGAGTCAGAGGCAGCTTCAACCGCCGCTCTTATCTGTGCATCTGTTTGGTCAGCAGTAGCAGATGTTTCTATTCCGTTTAACTTAGTATGGTCTGCATCAGTAAATGTGTTTGAATCACTGGCTGCTTCTACGGCTGATTTTATTTCAGCATTAGTTTGGTCTGCAGTTGCTGAAGCTTCTATGCCATTTAATTTACTTAATAATGTGTCTGTTAAAGCGTTAGTATCTGATTCACTTTCATAAGCTGATTTAATTTGTGAACCCGTTTGGTCAGTTGTTGCACTTGCTTCAATTCCATTTAATTTAGTGTGATCAGCATCAGTAAATGTATTTGAATCACTTGCAGCTTCTACGGCTGCTTTAATTTCGTCATTAGTTTGGTCAGCAGTTGCACTAGCTTCAATACCGTCTAACTTAGTTCCATCAACTGAAACATCTCTACCGTCTAAAGTTGAGTTTGTTGTCAATGCTCCTGTTAATCCACCACCTGTTAGTGGTAAGAAACCTGAGCCAGCAGTTACACCAGCAGTCCAGCCAGTGCCGTCATAAACTTTTAAAGTAGTATCAGACGTATTATAAAATAAATCACCAACATCTAATGAAGAAGTTGGGTTGTTTGAGCCAATACGATATGTTTCACTAAATGCATTAACTGAAGTAAGATTTCCAGCTACAGTATTAACGTTTGCAATACTTCCACCAACGTTGTTTACGTTAGTAATTGCTGCTCCAACAGTATTAATATTTGAAGCATTTCCAGCTACCGCAGTTATATTTGAATTACTACCAGCAACAGTCGTCACATTACTTGATATACCAGCGACAGTTGTAATGTTTCCTGAGATGCCAGCAGCAGTGGTTACATTACTTGCAATGTCAGCAACTGTGTCCATGTTATTAACATTGGCTGAAGTGCCAAGTACGTTCATATCATTAACGACATCAGAAGTTCCAAGAGTATTCATGTCAGCTATAGCGTCAGAAGTTCCTAGCAATCCTATTTGAGTTGCTTTACCAGCTACAAGACCAATATCAGTTGCATCACCAGCCACAGCAGTAACATTTGAAGCTATTCCAGCTACAGTAGATACGTTGGCTGATATGCCAGCGACAGTTGATACATTGGAGTTGTTACCTGAAACGGTATTTATATTTGAAGAGTTTGAATTTACGGCAGTTACTGCAGAAGATATACCAGCTACGCTAGTTACATTACTTGAGATGCCCGCAACTGTAGATACGTTTGAATTGTTACCAGCTACAGTATTAATATTTGAGCTATTAGAATTTACAGCATTAATATTAGTTGAATTTGAATTTACAGCATTTATGTTTGTTGAGTTGTTGGCTACAGCAGTAACATTAGCAGATATTCCAGCAACAGTTGTAACATTCCCACTAATACCAGCTACCGTACTGACGTTAGCAGATATTCCACCAACAGTATTTACATTAGCTATGTTATTAGAAACGGTGTCAATTTCAGAAGTTGATTCATTTAAGTCATCTGCAACTGTTTCAATTTCTGAGACAGCCTCAGCTAAATCATTAGCAACAGCAATAACTTTTGTTATGTCTGAAGCTACAGTATTTACTGAGCCAATATTATTAGCCACAGTTGTTACGTTTGCACTTACTCCAGATACAGCATTTACGTTAGTTGCATTTGAGTTTACTGCATTGATATTAGCAATGTTTGCATTAACTGTAGTTAGTGCTGTTTTGTTAGCTGTAGTTAACCATGTGTTTTCTAAATAGTTTTTAGTAGCTGCATCTTGTGCACCCGTTGGGTTAGATACATTCTTAATTCTTTTTGAGCCAGCACTCCATTGAAAGTCTGCATTATCTAAACTAATTTTATCGTTTGCATCATCAACAGCTTCTTGTGACATAAAGAAACCTTGAGTAGAGTCTGTGTCTAATGCTGATTCAGTTAGAACGGCACCAGATACATAGTCCGTTAGTCTTGTTGTTTGACTTGATGTTCGGCGAAATTCAATTGCTGAGCCGTTTGCGGGTACTGATGATAGTGTTGCTTGAGTTCCAGCAGAATTAAGTGCAAAAGATGCTGTTGAGCCGTTAACTGTGCACGCGAGGTGAGCAGAGTCTATGTAGGTAAACGGAATTGCATAAGCAGTAGTACTTCCGTTTCCTGTATATCTTACAAATGAGTTAGCCATATATATATTATTCCTATAGAGGTATCTGTTAAAATACCGGTTGTTGATGGGTTGTTAATAAGTTAGTAGTTTTTGAAGGTTGTCAGCTGCCTGATCTACATTTTCAGGCTTAGTAGTTAAAGAATTACGAAAATTGCCTTTTTGCTCAATAAAATCTTTACGTAAAACTGGATTGTTATTTATTACAAACTCACGTATTTGTTTTTTGTAAGCGTTATATACACCTCTAATCATACGTGCTTGTGCAGCATTTAAACGGCCTGTACCTTCATCTAGTGTTTCTTTATTATAAGACGTAGATTCAATTACACGCGACAATGCGTCTTTAACAGTCATGCCATTAAATTCTGCGTAAGCGCCACTAATATCTAATTTGTGAGTTTTTAATAAATTGTGCATGGTGTCTAAAGCAGTTCTGCCGTCTAAAACATATTTTTTGTTTAATAAATCAATTTGTGTACCATAAATATTTCTTGGTTGTTTTGTAACTCCTTCACCTTTGTCGTAAGCGGTTGTTACAGCCAATTTTGCTAGTTCTTTATAAATAGGTGAATTTTTTCTTGTTGTAGTTTTACCAATAATTAATGGTGCCCACCACTGTTCTGGAAAACCTATGTAACCAGTTTGTTTATATTGAGTTTCACCAAACATATTTGTGCGTGGCTGTAGTTTTTCGTCGTCGCCCCAAACAATGTTGTTTAACGCGTCTGCTAAAGTGCGTACTTCGCGCATTGCTTTATCGTCATTTGTTTGGCGCATAAAACTTGAATATGGCACAAAACTTAAAGCCATATTTCTTAGAAAGTCTGCTGTTCTAGTTGGACTTGCAGAATCAATAGCCCCAACTAAATCTGTAATACCAGTTAAATAAGATTTTGATGTTAAATTTTGAGCAAATGATGCAAGTGCTCCAGCCATAATGTTTCGGTCACGCTCTACGTTAACCGCACTTTGAAAATAAAATAAATCGGCAATAATACCAAGCATTGAAAACCTTGGATCCATACGCTGATAACTTACCCATTTAGTGTCACCATTATCAAGGTCTACTTTAAACGAATATGGTGCATGTGTTAGTAACCAAGCTTCGCGTAGTTGCGGTTGTTTTGGCCCTCTTCCTGTTACTCGATCATTTGAACACAAGTCAATCATTTTCATTGTTAGTAAGCCACCAAATATTTGGCGACCAATCATTTCACTTCTTTGAACACCACCAGCTTGAAACATTTTAAAGTTTTGTTTTTGAAGTGCACCAACAACAGGCATGCGCCTTACTGTGTGGCGCCACAAGTTTATTGGTGTACGAATAAATGGAATTACAGATTTAAAAATATTAAAGTCTTTAGCTGCCCAAGCTTGTATGCCTGAGCCTAAGTCAACCCATGCATCATCTTCAGATAAATTGGCAGTAAACGTATTTTCTCGCGAATACACTTTTGCTTCTTTGTTTATAAATTTTCCGTTGTTGTCAAAACCTTTTTTTTCAAATTGTATAATAAAGTTATCAAGTTGTTTGCCTTCTAAACCTTTTTTTAAACCTTTGCCTACCGCTAATTCGTGCAATTTAGCTCTATAATTAATTTGTTTAAAAAGCTCATCTGAAGTAATTAGTAGTCTTGACGGCAGTCTAAAAAATCCACCAATAAAATCTACAATCCAGCCGCCAGCGTTGCCTTCAAGTCCTAAGTTTTTTGACGAAAGTGCTTTAGGCGCTTTGTTTTCAATAATTCTTCCCATTTTGTCACCAACAAGATCTTCATTTTTAAATGCTTTAACTACTGCTCTAATTGTGTCGTCAATGCCTTTTATCATGCCTCTGTACCTAGAAAAACCTTGACGTATAGCTTCTTTATTAAGTGTTGCTGCACCACCAACAATTAATTCAGCCGGTCTTACAATTGTTTCTAAAAAAGTTGATCCAGTATTAATAACTTGAGTAAATGGCCCAGATAATAATCCATTAATATAAATTTCGGTTGCAATGTCCCACGTTTTTTGTCCTTTAGTTCGCCGTGCTGCTTTAACTATTTCTCCAAAATCATCCATTAGTGCAATTTTTTGAGCAAACTGTTTTATATCACCGTCAAATATGCGTGCAGCATTAGCAATAGCATCTACGTCAATAACAGCTGCACCAGTTTTAATTTTGCCAGCTTGTGTAGTTCTTGCTGCTGCTTTAATTGCCGTTTTTAATTCATCAGTTGTTTTAACAATAAGAGCAAGTACTTTAGCAAACTCTGCTGTAGCT